TGTACCTTCTGTTGTTCTTGCGAACGCAGAAGTTGTTGCGCTTTGTAGCAATGTCAATACTGTTGGAGATACAACAGCGTAGTTACCAGCACCACGACGTGTACGCTGAGCGATCAAGTTAGCTGCACGATTGATTTGAACAGCTAGAGCAGCGTGTTCATCACCAACGAATGTAGCAGTACCAGAAACAGCAGCTTGGTCATAAGTTAAAACTGTACCAGCTAGGCTGTTCAAAGAAGCAATAACTTCTTGGTCGATTTCAGCTGTAATTTCTTGTGCTAGAGCAGCCATGATTTCTGCTTCGATGTCAATGCCTTGTTGGGCTTGTGCATCTTGAGCAGCTTCAAACGTCCAACGAGCTGACAACTTGCGTGTCTTAGCTTCGACGGTTTGTTTCAAGATTTGGATGCTCATTCTGTTACCAGCTACACCTTCAAGAGCGGCTGTAGAAGCAGCTTTATCAGAAGCAGCACCAGAATAGCCTTCAGCAATCTTGAATGGGCTTAGTGCTTCATCACCAGCTGTTACATCAGTACCTGATGTGCTGTTGAATGTGTCAGCGTAACGCACACGCAATGTGTGAATTTGACCAACTGGGCCAGTCATAGGCTGGACACCTACCAACTCGTTAGCGATAACGGTTGGCATTACACGTCTGATGACGGGTAGAATAACACGGTTAAGTGTTGCAACGTTGCCAGCGGAAGTAGCTCCAGCAGTAGCACTTTCTGCGAGATACTTGCGGGTATTCTCTAGAGTAGTTGCCATTACTGAACGCTTGTTACCTTGTAGACCTTCTAATAGGGCCTCTTTGGTCTCCGACCAGCGTGACTCGAGTAATTGTGACATAGTAGTTCTCCTTAAACTTTTAGTCCCGCAAGCCTGCGGATGTCAAAAATTTCAGCAGTTTTTTCTTCACTGCTAAATTGTTGTGCCTGTTTCTTATCGCCTGTAATTTCTTTGCCTTCGGTCAACGCTTTCTTAACTGGAGTATTACCGCCGTTCATTACTGAAGGAATATACTTGTCATAAGCATTTCTTAATTTGTCTGTTTGAACTGATTCTAACAGTTCACGCATAACTACTTTCTTGTCGCCGGATAATGGGTTTAGCAATTCGCTCATAACTTCTTTGCGTGCCATTGTGTCCTTTGCCATGCGTAATTGTGCATCACGACTTTCTACTAACTTTTGTGTATCTGCAACGATCTTTGCTGCTTCTTCTAATTCTTGTTCTCTTTGAACAAGCACTTTTAGAAGTTTAGCTGTCTCTGATTTCTCATTAAGATGGCTAGCTGCATACTCGCTTGCAAAACTTTCGAATATTCTGCGACCAAAATCATTTCTGCGGGCTGCTTCAATGTCTTCTTTCAATTGTTTCATTTCAGACTTCAGTCCTTTAGAGACTGTTTCTTCGATGATTTGACTTGAACGAGCAATGAATTCTTTCTTGATAGCTTCAAACTTAGCTTTGCTTTCGCGAACCAATTTAACTTTGGTTTCAGCTAGGTCTTTCTTATCGCTGTGGAATTCTGCGATTTCTTTCGCCAGTGCGTCCACAATAAAGGATTCTAATTGACTAACATTTCCTGCTACCTTTGAACGGTCTTCGTGTAGTTCGCCGATCTCTTTACGCAGATTATTCATGATAAAAGATTCCATTGTGGCGGAATCTTGATTCATTTTTTCTGCATAACGAGCTCTTGCTTCAATAAGTCCCTGACGGTCTTCGGCTAGTTCACCTAATTCAGCTGACAAGCGGTCAGCTAACATAGATTCAACAGCTTCTACCAATGAGGATTTATCGTGCTCATATTTCTGAGCAAATTCTTCACGTAGCATTGCAGTGACTTGTTCACGGTTTTCTTCGATTCTGCCTTGCCAGGCAGACTCAATTTCCGATTTCATATCTTCGGAAATCACATTGTCTTCAAACAATTTTTTAACGAAATCTAGCATGTGATTCTCCTACTGTTATTTGAGACCCTTGATGATCTTCACCAAGCTCTCTGCTATGTATTTCTGTGCCTTTGGGTCGCCTTGAACTTCTCTTGATATGTTTAATGCCTTGTTTCCACCTAATGTATTCATTAAATGTTCGTATACTGGAGTTGGGTATGCTCCCGGGGCGCTGGGTTGTGCTACAACATCCACTGTGATAATTTCAAAACCTTGTACGTTCCCGGATCCATCTACTTCACCAGAACCTCTGCTTGAAACTCCCAACTTGACTCCTGCTTCCAACATGGACTGAATTAACTGCCCCATTGGAGTTGGGAGTATTTTTAGTTTTCCGTAGCCGTTAGGACCATCCATCCACATCTTGGTAATCATATGACTAACTCGATCTAGATTGATTTTTAAATCCTGTGGGTGATCAACTTCTCCTAGTACGGAGTATCCGCCAGAGATTTGTTCGTTAAGCGTTTTGACAGCCTTGCCAATCTCTTGCGAAGAATATATACGTTGATTTGCATTACGGATATCACCCTGAATGCAAATCCCGTTTAGATGCAGTGACTTCTTGCCACCGACATCCTCGCTCTCCAATACAATCTTGGCCTGGTCGAAACTCAAATGTTCACTAAGAGTATGCTTCACCTTGTCGTCCTATTACCTACGACCACGGAAAAGACCTGCGGCGCCTTTGTCTGCAGATTCTTTAGAACCAGCTTTCTCGGCACCGTGTCCTGGTTCTTTAGTAGAGAATGCATTACCATTCTTAGCACCAGGAGTATTTACATTACCACCGTCTTGTAACTGTGGCTTACCTTTTGATAGGCCTGAACCTTTTAGGTCACCGGACATACCTTGTTGGCCAGCATCGCTGCCGTTCTTGCCGCCTAGGATGTTGGCTGCTGTGCCGCCCATGTCGTTCTTGCTGAACTTTAGACCACCTGCAGAACCGTCAGCTTTTTCGCCTTGGCCTTTCTTTTCTGCGCCGTGACCTGCTGGAACTTTCTCAACATATTCACGAACTGTTGCTAGATCAAAACCGTCTTTCATTTCTTCTTCGTCACCGCCCATGTCGTCACCGCCCATGTCGTCACCGTTCATTGCATCAAACTTAGCTTGTAGTTCGTCAACAATAGCGTCTAGATCTTGAAATAGTTCTTCTGGGGCTTTGTCAGCAAATTCGTCATTGCCTTCTTCGTCTGGACCCATTTCACCGGCTAGATCATCAGTTGGGTCTCCACCCATATCTGGCATTTCGTCATCACCTTCGTAGGCAATGTCTTCAAAGTTTTCTTCTAGGTCGTCTTCACCTTCTTCTTTTTCTTCTTCAGAAGCTTCGTCGACTTCTTCTTCCTCTTCGTCGTCCATTTCAGCTTCGATTAGTTGCTCATAGATTTCGCGAGATTTAGCTACCACATACTCGTGGAATAGTTCTTCTGCTTTTTGTTTGTCGTCGTTGACCAGATGTCCAAGCATCTGCTCAAGAATATTTTTATCTGCCATAGCGTATTCTCCTTGATTGTTAGGCTGTAAGTTATTTACTACGCATTTAAAAAAATGGTGTTAAATGATAGTTTTTTGATGATTTTCGGTAGTATAAGTACTACCCTTGAACTTTTGTTCAAAGTTGTCGTAGGTGATGTGCTGAAGGTTGGGAATGCCTTGTAGCTTGTCTGGAACAAATTGTCCTGGCTCCATCACTCTAAAGAAGTTTATATTCTTGAATTCTTTAACAGTTTTTTCTGTTTGGCTCAACCAGTTGCCAAAGAATGTTGCAGCGTCATTACTCTTTTTGTAGTTAAAAGTATCTGCATACACATTATTAAACTTGCCTTCTAGCCCTTGATAGTCAAATCCAAAGATGTAAATTTGTGAATATGCTTGTTGACAGGCAAACCATAATGCTGTAGGGCCGCTACTCCAACCCTTGTGCGGGCTAAAGAAGTTTACATGGCTCTTGCTGGTAATGCCTTTGTTGGGGTTTGTCCAAACTTGATGATCTTTATGGTAGCCTGCGGCAATAATTTCATTGACCATTTTGGTATCAACAGCAATTAAATAATCGGGTTCAAACTCTCTGTATAGGGCATTGCACCCATAGACAGTTCCACGATTTTTTATTTCGTTTAGGTTTAGGTTTTTTCTGCTTGTTCCGTTGCCTAATACAAAGGCAACATTATGCGGCTGGTTGTTCTGCTTCAACTTTTGTACCATACATCTGTTTAATAAAACCGCGCTCGGACTCTGTTTCAAACTCATGCGCTTCGGTTTGATGTCTTAGCTGGTTGATTTGACGAAGTGTAAGTTTGATCTTACGAGTATCGTCCTTTTCTAATACAGATTTGTCGCGAGAGGCATCATAGCGACGATCATTGGCAAAATCGTTGTGATTGTCATTAAAATAAAAAAACTCTCTTAAAAGCATATCTGTATTTATATCTTTAGACTGCTGGAGCGGGTGCAGGTGCAGCCTCTCCTTCTGCAGGTACTGCGCCAGCTTCTGCTGCTGCGGCCATGCCTGGATCAGCATCAGGCTCTTGAGCTTCAGCACCCATGCCGCCCGGTGTAATGCCTACTGAGCGCATAGCTCCTGGAGCATCCATAGGAGCAGCTAGGTTGTCGCCTTGCTCTTCTCTCCATAGGCGTTCGTTTTCTTTGATCTCTTCTTCTGTGAGTCCTAAGAAACGCTTGAGTGCAAAACGCTTGCTCAGGTGTGGCAATTCTTGCAGTGTGGCAAATGTAGCTGCACGGGCAGTATCCATTTCTGCTTGACGATAAGCGGCAAAGTTTTGAGGAGTGTTAAACTTCAACTCAAACAAACTTGAGTCAATATTGATACCTTGATTCTGTAACCAAAGTTTAAATTCTAAGTCAAATGTTTCTACAATGTTGCTTTGTAATCGTTTGCAGTATTCGTTAAAACGCAGTTCTTGGATATATGCAGTACCAACTTTTC